ATAAGAAGACTTATTGAGCAATAATTAGAGGATGATGAGCTTGTTGATGATGATATGGAAGATTTAATTGATGATCAAGATGATTTAGATGATCTAGATGACGATGATTTAGATGATGACATCGATGATGAAATGGATGATTTAGATGACGAATTAGACATGGAAGATGAAGCTTATGATCCGGGTGGAGACTATGGTTCTGATGTAGAATTCAATCTAGATGGTATGTCAGATGATTTAGGTATGGAAGATGCAGGAAGTGACTATGATATGGATGTTGATTTTTCTGCAAATGATGAACCAATATCTGTCGACACTGATATGTCAATGCCTGATAGTGATAGTGGTAAAAATGTTACTTTTAATATCACTGTTGAGCAAGCAGCAAATAAAAATTTAAAACATTTGTCTGGTAGAAAGAGATATAAGCTTATGAAAGATAGAGCTGGTTTCCTTATTGCAAAATTAGCAGAGTCAAAAAATAGACGCCAGCAAAAGAAAATTTTATCTGAATTAGCGAAAATTAAAAAACAGTTAATACTTATAAACAATGGAACAAAAACAGTCCTCACTGAGGGTATTTCTAAGTTACTAAAGGAGAGTAATATGAATAGAAGAAATCGTCGACGTAGTCGACTTAATGAAAACGCCTGGTGGTTGTTTGAAGCTGAGGGCGATGAAAAAGAAGCAGAAGAAGCAGAAGCTGGATTCGATGATGAAGAAGAAGGCGGAGACGAAGAAGACTTTGACATGGATGATGAAGACATGGGTGAAGACGAAGAAATAGACGTCGATGTTGATGCGATTAAATCTGCTGTCGAAGATCTTGCTGCGGCCGTTGGTTTAGAAGTAGATGAAGGTGGAGCAGATGATGAAGACATGGACTTCGGAGATGATGAAGACATGGACTTCGATGATGAAGATTTTGGAGACGATGATGCTGATGCCGATGATGCTGATGATGCTGATGCCGATGAAGGTTACATGGCTGAAGAAGATGAGAAAGAAGTTGTTGAAATTTCTGAATCTATGCTTCGAAGAGAACTTAGAAAAATGAATGAGTCGAAAAGACGTCGTAGAAGAACACCTAGAAGAAGACGTAGATTAAGAGAAAGCGAAGCTAAAGATGCAGCATCTTCTTTTGGTGGTGGAAAAGCTGAGAAAGATATGTTCGTAGATGTTTCTGAAGAATCATTGCTTAATGCATTGGCTGAAGAGCTAGGTGATGCTCATGATATGACTATCAACTCTGAGCATGCAGAAGGCGGCGCAGATAAAATGGTTGGTCACTTTGGTGGTGGATCAATTCAAAAAGGTGTTGTACCTGAAGCTCGATTGCGTAGAGAAAGACGCAGAGCTCGAATTGCAGAAAGAAAAGCAATAGCTGCTAAAAAAGAATTGCGTGAGTCGAATCTTTTTAACGCAAAGTTGCTTTATGTTAATAAACTTTTACAAAACCATAACTTGTCAAAGAAACAACAACGTGCTATTGTTGAGGCTCTCGATAATGCTAAAACAGTACGTGAAGCAAAATTGTTATTTACTTCTTTGACAGAATCACTTCAGAGACGTAACACTAAGGGCAGTGCACGTCGATTGTCTGAAGGGCGTATAATAGGATCTGGATCAAGCAAATCAGTCCGTAGTGGGTCTCCTGCTAAAATTGGAACTGAGTTAGATCGATGGCAGGTACTCGCTGGTATTAAAAAATAAGCCCGTTCAATTATACCTTAATTTATAAAACAAAATTTATTGGAGATTTTTTATGTCTTTTAATGTAAAAATGTTGACTGAAGGTATCCGTGAACGACACATGGGCGCTCAACACAAACGCCTAGTCGAGAAATGGAACCGCACCGGTCTACTTAGAGGTCTTAATGGCCAAAACAAAGAAAATATGTCTGTATTGCTTGAAAACCAAGCTGCTCAAGTATTGCGTGAAGCTAACACACTTGGAAATGGTGGATCTGCTTCCGGTGATATTCGTGGTTTCCAAAACGTAGCATTTCCTATCGTTCGTCGTGTATTCGGTGGATTGGTTGCTAACGAATTGGTTTCTATTCAACCAATGTCACTTCCTTCCGGACTTCTTTTCTATCTAGATTACACATACGGATCAAATGTTGGTGGATCAGATCAATCTGGAACAGATAACGACAGCTCAGTGTACACTTCTGGACAATCTATTTATAACAATCCTACTGGTAAGGGAATTCAAAGCGGTTCTCAAGCAACTGGTGGTCAATACGACTTGCTTGGTTCTGGTTTTTCCAGACGTCATGTAACACAAAAGTTTGACAACTCTGATAGTGAATTAATTTTAGGTGCATTTACAGATTTTAATACTTGGTCTACTACAACAAATCTTATTCAAGAAGGTACAGCTAGTGCCGATGCTCAGGACTTGTTCTCTGCAGGTAACGGTCGTTTTTCTGGATATGATACAGCACTTGCTAATCGTATTGACAATGGTGATTATGATGCAATTTGGGCTTTGGTAAAGCTTTCTCAACTAACTAGTTCTTTGGGCAAAGTTGATGAAACCATGGTTAAAGACATCGGTCTTTTTACAACTGGTACAGTTAACGTCAGTACTAACATAGGTGCTTTTGACACAACTGATCAGCCTGGTAACAACCTTCTTAACCTTCGAAGATTGAATCAAATTGTACAATACAATAGTAGTACAAACAAAGTAACTCCTGCACCACTAGCGACATCTGATGTAGCTGATGCATATCTTTTGACACTTCTTCGAATGGATGGAGCTTTAACTATAGTTCCTGCATCTGGTGACATTGGTGACGAAGATATTTCTGTTTCTTATCCTATTAAGGCACAGCTTGATGTTGGTTCTACAACTGGTGATGCATTGACTATTCCAACATTCGAATCAAACCTTGATAGCCAAAACGGTAGTTCTTATTCACAAGTTTCCCCTGTTATTCCAGAAATTGATATCAAAATTGAATCTCTTTCAGTAACAGCTGTAACTCGTAAGTTGCGTGCTCGTTGGTCTCCAGAATTGGCACAAGATCTTAATGCTTATCACTCATTGGATGCTGAAGTTGAATTGACACAAATCCTTTCCGAGCAAATTGCTCTTGAATTGGACCGTGAAATTCTTAATGACTTGTTGACAGCTGCTAATGGTGCTAACTTCTTCTGGTCACGTGCTCCTGGAAAATTTGTTAACAAAGAGCGTGGAACAACTATAAAACGTGCAGAAGGTACATCAACAGCTGATCCTGGACCTAACTTTACTGGTACAGTTCGTGAATGGTATGAAACTCTTGTTGAGACCATTATTGATGTAGCTAACACAATTCAACGTAAGACATTGCGTGGATCAGCTAACTTTATCGTAGTTGGACCTGATGTTGCTACTATTCTTGAAGCTTCAGTAATGTACAAGCCTTCATATACACTTGATGGTGATGGACAAGCACAAGCTGGTCTTACAATCGGTGCAGAACGTGTTGGTAACTTGACAAACCGTTTCACAGTTTATAAAGATCCTTACTTCCCACGTAACAAGATTCTTGTCGGTTACAAAGGTGGATCTTACCTTGAAACAGGTTATGTATATGCTCCTTACGTACCTCTTATCGTAACACCTACAATCTTTGCTCCTGAAGACTTCACACCACGTAAGGGTGTAATGACTCGATACGGAAAGAAGATGGTTCGATCAGACTTCTACGGAACTGTAACATGTTTGGATATGAACATCATCTAATCTAGTTATTAGATATATTGTTCAACAATGTAAGAAAGGTGGCTTCGGTCACCTTTTTTTATACAATGTTATATAAACTAGTATATTATATTGTCTCATTCAGAGACATTATTTACACGTTACACGGAGAGTTTTTTATGAGTAAAAACCCATATACGACAAGAGCAGATCTGTTAAGCCAAGCAGAACATATATTACATCGCAAATACGAAGATGCTAAAGGTAGGCTTTTTTTATTAATCGACAAAACTGGAAAAAGTCCTTCTGAAGTCAAATGGCCTGATCCACCCACGACAGAGGAAATTATTGCAGAGGCAGAAAAATTATATCAATTTGTAAATAAAAAGTAGTATTTTAAAACTTTTGTATAATTAAAAGAGGAAGCAGTTTACATACAGCTTCCTCGTTTTATAATGTTTATTATCTTTATATTATTAAGTTATGGGAGTTAGTTATGGCTATTACAAAGAAAACAACAAAAACTGTTACGACAGATAAGCAAACTGTAGAGAAAGAAGAGTGTTGCCAAGCTTGTGAAAAAAATGTTAAGGAGTTAGAGGCAAAGATTGGTAGTTTAGAAAAAAGTCTATCAGAAGCTTTGTCGCTTGTTAAAGAATTACAAGAAAAAGTTAGTTCTACCCCTAAGCCTGTGGCTGCAACTGCTGGAACAGTTGACGGTGAGGCAAGATCTGCAATTAGAGATGTCATTAAAATATTAAGGTCAAACAGAAGACCAAATATGGAATGGCCAAAAATCTAGATTTTATAGGTTTTTTAAAATATATTTGCAGATATTTTAAAGAGGGTAGGTAAACCCTCTTTTTTTTGTTTTTATTATATAATTAGAATAAGAAACCGGAGAAATATATTGGCCACTTTTGAAAATACTGTAAATCCAACACCCTTTGGTGTTTTTGATAGTGATGCTGCATTTATAGCACATGCAGATTCTATGTTTACTTTTGTACGTAGAAAACTAGGTGATGATATACTCTCTGTGGAATTAACAAAGAAGCAAGTATGGGCTAGTTTTGAGGAAGCTGTATTTGAATATTCTAAAATGATTAACGAATACCAAGCAAAGTCACAAATAGGTAA